GTGTCGCGCAGCAACTTAATTTGCTTAACCTGTTCCTCAGTCAATTGCGCCGCGAAAGTGTTCCCTTTCATCTCCGGTCTGCGCGGGCCAGGTCCACCCGTAAAACGGCTACCTTTACCGCCTTCAATCATGCTGTCGATGGACGCCTGCTTACCAATTCCAACCATAGCATCGAGAAGCGAAGCTACAACCTGCCCTTTCGTCACGCCGCTACGATGCGGACAGGCTCCGTGATGGCCGTCAGCAAAGTTACAATTTATGCAGAGCAACTCCCATTTCGTTCGATCCCAACTATCGCGCTTCGCTTTTCTGATTTCTACGTAGGTAGAAGACTGAACCCGATGCGCTGGAGTCTTATCCTTACGTCCGTAGAAATGTCCTGTAGTTCCGCCGCCGATATGTTCGAGAGTAAGGAAATACGGATGCTCTATCCCACAGCAAGCACACTTCCACCCGAGAGCTTCGAACATTTCCAACTTAAGTCTCGCGCATTCGGCGCGACCACGGCACGTCATGCAAACATTGTTGGCGTACAATTGCCCGCGCCGTCCGCGCCTGGAGACGAATTTATTGACGGGCTTTTCTTGTCCACACTTTTTACAAACGCCCGTTTCCTGTTTTGCCATTTTAAAGTTAAGTCCTTTGTTTTAAGTCCCGTACGACCAAAAACAACCTCTCCAACTCGTGGCTCCAACACTGAATCTTTGGGTCGATTTGAAGAGGAGCACTTCCGTCTTGAAGTCATCATCGGTCGCCGCTTGAATCGGTTCCCTCTCGTAAAACTTAAGCATATGTCCAGAGGGTTCTGTGATTAAGCCCCAGCCGTTAGGCGTGGTCAGATAGTTCAATTCCACGCCCATGAGGTTTTCTGCTTGCAACCAGTTCAGTTCGTTGTTGCTCGATCCCGGTACGCCAGGGGAGCCGAGTAATTCGCGCACGTTGCGGCGCTGGAAAGGTGAGTGCATCAGGAACTTTGGCTTTACGTGCGTCGGGATTCCACGGTCGTCCGGCTGCAATGCGAAGATGGTAATCGCTTGCTGCAACGCTGTGTTCGTCAAGTCCGTGTCGGGAGTGGGCCGGTTTGGATACGTACCTGCCGAGTTGATGATCGTGGAAATGTTGGGAGCGAAGTTTGTCGCTGCGCTGCCACCCATCAAGGGTTGCGCAGTGTTGAACAGTGTGACGCCGTTGGTTGTGGTGATCGACGTTCCGCCAAGATTGAATAGTGAGCAGGCTACTGCTTCACGCGCATAGAGCGCGGAGCGTGCGTGAGACTTCGGCACGTTCTTAATGACGCCGTACTTGTCGTCAGCGATTAACTGTCGCGTCGCTTCCGACAGCAATCCGTATTGAATGTGAACGTACTTCTTGGTGCCGCCCTGAATGATGCCGTCCACCTGTGGCGCAGTACCTTCCTGCATCATCGGCATCGGCGCGGTGCCTGAGACTTCGTAGTCGATCTCGTAGGCATCCTCGGAATCCGCCAAGTTCAGATAGTGCGTGTACTGAGGAGCGTGTTCACGCAAGTCGCTGAATTGGAGAAAGATATGGCGTAAGCCAGGTGCAAGCAGTGGCGGGAATAAATTTCTCGACATCACGTTAAATGGCATGTTATGTATTTCTCCTATGCCCTACAAAGATAAGAAAACCCGCGCAATTGCCTACAGAAAAAACAGAGAACATATTCTCCAAAGACAGAATAAATGGAGAGCGAAAAACAAAGATAGGCGAAACGCGAAGACCCGCGAGTGGCGGAAGACTGTCAGCGAGGAACGGCGCGATTACTACAGAGAGTGGCACCGACAGTACAGACAGGCGCACCCTGAAATAATCAAAGCATGTAACGACAGGATGAAGAAAAAATACCCTGAGAAGATTAGGGCAAGAGCGATTCTTAAATATGCCGTAGATATTGGCGTTGTGATCAGACCAAACTATTGCTCGGAGTGCGGAGTAGAGTGTGCGCCACAAGGACATCACCCAGATTACTCCGCCCCTTTGGAAGTCATTTGGTTGTGCGACCCATGCCATAAAAAGGTTCATCGCTCCGAAAAATCTTACGAGAAAATCTGCGCTACTGCCGGAAGCACTGTGAAAAATACGTGCCCACCGACTGTGCCTACTGCTTCAAGCTGACTCAGGCCGACCACGCGCACTGCCGCGCTGCCGCCCGTCTTGTTCACGTCTACGTACCAGAAATTGTTTCCGGTGTCCTTGGTGAGTCCGTAGGCTACGCCGACTTGCTGGTTAGTAGTCGCTACTGGCGTAACGGATACGGACGTTCCGATCTTTGCGACGAAAATTGTCGTTGGCGCAGCGACCGCGAATCCGCTCAGACCGATTGACATCGGAACCATCGGCGGAGTGATAACGGCAAGCGATTGGTTCGCGTTTGCCGCGTAACTTCCGATATTCGATCCTGCACCAAGAATCGGCGTAAATGGTCCCGCTGCGCCCGCGCCCGTGGTTCCCAAATTCTGCGCGTTCTGGATTGCGAAGCCAGCGATTCCCGCTGTCAGCGTTGCGCCGTCCCAGAGCTGCACGCCACCGTCCGTGCCGTTCACCTGAACAGGCATACCGTACAGGAAGGTTTGGCCGGACTCTTCAGGGAGCCAGTTGATCGGGAAAGATATTGCGCCGCCAATGTCCAGCATTGCCTCGATAGCATCTGAAAAACTCGCCATTTAATCCTCCCCTAAAGTCCTGCTTCTTCCTGAATTTGTTTGTGCGTCTTTTGCTGCACGGAATTCGAAGAGTTAAACTTTCGCTGTGAATCGGCAATCTCTGCCTCATCCATCGTTTCAGTTTTGAAACCAGGGATGAGATTCTGTGCAGACATCGGCTTGCCGTCGCTGCCGAAAGGTTGCGGGTATGCCATCTGGTACGCTGCGAGATTCTGCGCCTTCTTGGTCTGCCGCCAAAGGTGCATGGGAATCTTCATCAAGCGGCGGTCGCCGGAGCGGATGTCGTCAGACCACCCCTTACCGTCTTTGCTCTTGCGGTCCTTGCTGCGGCCTTTCACGGCATCGTCGCTGCACATCTTCACGTCATCAGTCGTTGCGAATTCCCAACCGGCATACTTCAGGGATTCGGCGCGATCATGTTTCGGCGTTGCGCCGTCCACGAATTCAACCCAGTGGTAGTGGTAATCGGTGTTCAGGAAGGTATCGACTTTGCCGGAAATCGGAGGGGCAATGTTGCGTGCTTCAATCTTTGGGTTGATGAGGTCTTGCAGTTCGGAAGGCCACCGCGAAACATCTTTGCCGTGCTCCTCGTACAAATGCTTCATCAGATTCGGAGAGAGACCCATCACTGCACCTGCCCAGTCTTGACCATCTCATCGTAATCTTTTTGGTTGAGTCCGAGCTTGCGGAGTTGCGCGAGTCCGGTAAGAGTCTTCCCTGGATTGCGCGGGTCCTGCCAGTCGTACTCTCCGCCGATGAGTGCGTTGTCGCCGTCACCTTCGCCGCGTGTCGCGCCATCTTCGATGATGAACTTGGAATTGTTTTTGTCGTAGCGCAGACCTTGCTTCCGTGCTTCGCGGCCAACGAGCGCGTCGATGGCGTTCATGCACTGCGCTTCGTAGTTCGGTTGTGCTTTTGTTTCCCAGGGGGTGTTCGCGCACATCCTGCGGAATTCATCAACCAACTGCGGCCACTCACCCTTCATGGAGTCGATGCAATTTTGTTCGGTGATGCGAGCGTTGGTGAGAACGTTCTGCGCGAACAGTGCTTTGTTCTGACGATCACGCTTCTGTTCTTCGCTAACTTCGGTGCCGTCTGGATTTTTGTTGGGGTCAACTTCGGGAGGCTTTGTTGCTTCCGCTTTGATGGCTTCCCACTCGGTTTTGAGTCCGGTGAAACCCTCGCTGAGCGGCTTAATTTTCGCGTCAATTACCGCGCTGAATGCGTCGAGCAATTCATCTTTTTCAGATTTTGTTTGCTCGCCGTCTTTCTTTTCCGGTTCTTTGTTCTTGTTCCAGAGTGACATGCGTACTAGAACCTCTCTTGGTTTCTAATACTAGTACTCTAGATAGGTACCTTGTCAAGCGGAAACTTGGATAGGCGCGGCGATTGCGCCCTTGGCTTCTTTCTTCTGCTTCGCCAGCGACTTCTCGTAGCTCAGTAGAAACTTCTCCCACCAAGCGTAGGAAACGATTTCTAGTTCATCCGTACAGAGCCTCAACAAAACGGGCGGGTGTGATTTCATTTCTTTTCCCTCCACTCTTTCGATTCTTCCGCGAGTCCGATCAAATCTTCGTAAGCTGAAATTTTTCCACGCCAAAAATTGTCTGTCGCAATTTGCTCTGGCGTATACGGAATCTTG